GCTCTTCCATTATTTGCAACTAAATTAAAAATTAATCATCACTCACCTACTCAAGCTTCTTTACCTGATGGTGCTTGGCTATTTAAGTATTTGGTCCTTACACAAGAACAAAGAAGAATGCTTCCAAGTAATGCTAACATGAAAGCTGGTGTAGCAGTTGGTGAAATCCTGCAGCAGTATTATGCTGACAAAATCTGGAAGTTAAATCCAATTACAAAAAAATTAATGCCATACGCAAATGCTTTGCAGTATGCAGATAAACAAGAATTAATTAAAAACAATATTGATAAGTTCAAAGAGTATGATCCAGTCGATGATAAAGACAGAGAGAAATTTGAAAAGTATCAAAACGAAATAGCTGAAACAGCTATACATGGTTTCTCAGCGCTAGAGAAATTAGGAGCTGCTACATCTGGCCCAATAACTTGCGAAGAACAGATCTCTATTACTCAGAGTTTTTCTCCATTGTTGCTCTCAGTAGTAGGAAGAACAGACTTTACTTTTGGTGGTAGCTTAGATGCTACAATACCATCACTGATAGTTGAGTTAAAAACTTCTTGGTCCAAACTTGGCAAGATTAAAAAAGATGGAAGCAGAGGATTTATTAGTTTAACTTTGCCTGCAGCTCCTTCATTCAATCATCTTACTCAATGCGCTTTCTATGCAGCTAAATATAATTACAATGCTCCCATAGCATTAGTCTATGCAAACAAAAATGGTTTTCAAATTTTTGATAAAAATAATTGTAAAGATCTAACACCTGAAGGCTTACAAAGAAACTTTAGGTTGATCTGTAATGTCTTTGCAAGAAGAGAAAAGATATTAGCTCAGTTTGAAAAAGAAGATCCGATCAAAATTATACAAGAAGCAGTTACACTTATAGATCCTAACTTTGACCATCCATGGTGTTGGCATGGAATAGGTGATGAAAATTTAAGAGCTGCAAAAGAATTATGGAATTTTAACTAGGAGGTTAAATGTCAAAAGCAAAAACAATAGTACCTGATGATTTAATCCTCTGCATTAATGACTTTAAAAAGTCACTTAACGGTCAGACGATTAGCATCCATGGTAAAGATTACGCGACAGTTGCATTAAGACTTGCAGTGTTACGTAGAAATCTTGGAGCAAGAGCTAAGATCGAAACAGAGATAGTTTCAATTGATGAAACAACAGTTGTTTGTAAAGCAACAGTTTCTATCAATGGGACTGTTATTGCAACTGGTCTGGCTGAAGAGAAACGAACCGCTTCAAGAATAAATCAAACAAGCGCCTTGGAAAATTGCGAGACGAGTGCAGTTGGAAGAGCGTTAGCTTTTTGTGGTATTACAAATGATAGTATCGCATCAGCTGAAGAAGTTGCAGCTGCAATAGAGCAGCAATCAAAAGAAATCCAGCAAGCCTTAAAAGATTTAGAGGCTGTTTCTCATGCTGGTAATTTCCAACAGTGGCTTACTAATAATAAGTCCATGCTGGCTAATCTGAAGGCTCAAAACCCAGTTAGTTATCAAGGTTTTATGGAGAAATTCACTGTTATTAAAAATCAACTCAAACAAAAAGGAGTATTACAATAATGTCTGAGGAAAAAAAAGAGAGACCACAATTAGGTCTCGCAATACCAGTAACTAATAAGGCCAAGAGCAGCAGTTATGATCTCAAAGGCAACATAGTTATTGATGGTAAATCATATCGGTTTGGTGCTTACAAAGCTCAAGCTTCAGGTCAAGGTAAGATGGCTGCTGGTCAGGAGTATTTTTACTTTCATAGAGTAGAACCTATGGAAGATGTTGCTCCAACTGCAGGAGGAGCTACTGATTTTGATCCGAAGGAACTGGAGGCTTAGTATGAACCCAGACAAATTCAAATCAGTTGCTATCAACATCAAGACCTACAGATTACTTGAGGAGTTGGCGCAAAAGAAATTTGAATTGCCAATATCAATGAGTAAGACCGTGGAGTTCTTTATCCAAAAAGGTCATGAGGATTTTAAAGCTAATGGACATAAAAAAACTAGCTAAGGAACTTCAGGAACTCAGGAAGTGTAAGTCCGAAGAGTACGGACCATTCAATAAGAAGATGCAATCTATTGCTGATGTTTGGTCTGTACTTTTAGGAATTACAATAAGACCACATCAGGTCGCTCTCATGTATGCAGCAGCAAAAATTGTGAGAGCAAACAACGAATACAAATACGACAGTTACATAGATGCCATCAACTACTTGGTTCAGGCAGATGAAATTCACAGAGAAGATGTCTCGGAATTGGTCGACAGCTACTTTCTTAAAAAAGGAAAAGATGATGTCTCTTTATGAGTTCACGCTTTCGATGGAGTTCAACGGATTTAGTACAATTAATGCAGAGAGATTTTACGAAATATATAAAGATGACTTTCAAGCCAAGAAATCAGAATAACATAATACCTTTTGCTAAAGGTGTAAAAAATAAATTAGCTGAAGAAGCTGAAGAGAGATTTAAAAAAATAGTCTTATCAATCGATAATAAAATGCAGCAAAGCTTTTGGGATGTAGTTCTCTTTGATGATAAGGAGCTGGAGCTGCTGGCAAATTTTGGAGAAACAATAAAGTTTCCACATGAGACAACTGCAGTTCGAGCGTTGTCTATTTTATCAACCTATATACTTAAGAAACACGCGGAGGAAAATAGTTATGAGTAAGCAGCGTAACCACATGCAAACGCTCCATAAAGAAGTTTTCGAGGATGCAGCTGTAGGTGCTTATGCTGCATTAGGTGGACCGTTCCATGTAAAGAAAATTTTAGGAAAATCTAAATACTTCATTCAATCAGAAGCAAGTCTCTATAGTCAGATACCAGCTGAATGCTTTGAAGCAACAATCAACAGATCAACAAAGTTTGATACTGCATTAATTAAAAAAAATCTGGAGGCGTTCAATGAACAACAAGGTAACTAGAACAGATCAACATAATAATATTAATAAAATAATAGGCCAAAACCTCAGATATATTAGGAAGCTACGGAAGGTATCGCTGCAAAAGCTTGGTGCTGAAATAGGCGTAACTTACCAACAAATAGGCAAATATGAGCATGGATCTAATCAGATTTGTGCATACAGATTATGGCAGCTCAGCAATACCTTGAAGTGTCCAGTCAAATACTTCTTTGATGGAACGTACATAATGAGGATGCAGGCATATCATAACAGAGTTTTCCATGCAGCTATAACACCAGAGTTATTAGACATAGATAAGCTGCAGGAGGAGATGGTCCAACAACTAGATTTTATTGATTATGAATTTGCGAGAAAACAGTAGATGGCAAAGATACTTAAAATCCAGACTGGCACTGTTGACGTGGTTGTTACGGAACAGTTTGAAGATGAAGCTGCAGCTCAGTCAGGTACAGAGCCTAGCGCTACTGATGTCAAAGTTGAAAACTTTAAAGTCGATAATACTAAATTCAAACAAGGAGAAATAAAAGATGAGTAACGTACCTTATGATTTACCTTATGATAGCAAAGTTGCTAGACTAAAAAAAAGATACCAAGGCTTAGCACGTGTAACTGCTGCTATAAATGATTTGTATATTTATGGAGTATATCCTTCCAACTATCCAAACTTAACAACAGTCCTTGAGCAAGCAAAGGACCATGTAAAAAAAATAATTAAAGAAACAAAAACAGAAATTGCTCTGATTGAAGATCCACCTAGCTTGTATGATCTGACAGAGCAGGACCAATTGGAGGTAATAAAAGATGACACTAATTAAAGATCCACTATCGCCTGAGAATGCAGCAAAGCTAGAAGAGCAAGTTAAAGATGTATCTAAAGCAGCGCTGGTCCATCATACTGCCATGCAGCAGGATGAGCTTAAGATAATTATTGAGGAGAGAGATCTCTTATACAAAGAGAATGAGATCTATAATGAGAGTATTGATAAACTGCTGGAGGAGAACAAGAACCTGAGAATTTTAATCAAAGGTTTCAAAGAGCAGATAAAGGAATTACGAGGTTAGAGAACGGCCACCGTCTCTTCTTTCTGAAAGTCCTATTACATGTTGGTTGACGGATCGGCCAAATTCATGTGCTGACATGTGAAGGCAAATGCTGCAGTTATGGTATTCTGCAGCTAAATCCACCAAAATTTTAAAAATAAAAGGCTCTGAGAGCCACGGAGACTGCGATTGTGCAGCCTCCATGACCGTTGATACCTAAGAAATTAACTTGATATTATTGTTTCTGTATTGCTCTATCTTTGCAGCAATCTTTTGATGTTCAGTTT